TGTTAGATCCATACTGGTGCGCACTGAAGTGCCAACTGAGCGGGCAATTTCCACCTGTGTTTTAAGTCTGTTGGTGTTAGCGCGTGAAGCCAAAACTTTTGCTTGAGCAATAGCCAAATCTTTGTGTAGATCAGCGTTCTCAATCAAAGCCATGTCCTCCCGTTCTCCAACTGTGTAATTTTTTCCTGTCGGTGATGATTTCATAGCCAAAGTTATTCTTGCCCTAGCCATAGCAATTTCATATTCAGCCTTTACATTGTGATAAACGCTTTCAATTTCTATTAAGGATTTGTGCGCTTCATCAACTTCTTTAGAAAGCCCGCGTAATTTTTGCTCTACCATTGCGGGCGTAACAATGTCACTCATTGGCTGTTTCCTCTTGTACAGGTTCTTGTACAACTTTTAATCCTTCATTGGCGTGGCGTTCTTGTAATTTAATTACCTTGCCAGCGTCAGATGACAAATTAAACGGGTCAGCAATCAATTGGAAACCCATTTCTGACATTGCTTCTGCTAATACTTCAGGAAAAATATCTAGCGCTGAAGCAACTGCTCTAATGCCAACCATGTTTTGATGTACCGCTACAACAAAACCAGCATCAGGTTTAAATTTATTATCTTTATTACTCATTTTTTTAATCCTTCCGTAATTATTTGCATGGCTTCTTTTTTGGTAAAACCTGCTTCTTGTAAATTTACATAAAGTTCATGTATGCCAATTGCCGTTTCTTTTAATGTTAAATCTTTCATCATCACAACATCATTCCTTCTTCTACTGCTCGCCAAACTATGCAGTCATTGTTGTATTGGTTTTTTCTTGTTGTACCCGTATCCATTATGTAACCATCTTTTACAAGGCTAATCCTAGTTGGGCGCACTGTATTGCCTTCAATGTGTAATGTTTTTTCAATTTCCTGATCCGTAGCGCCGCGCAATCCCTGGTTTAGAATGTACTCATAAACCTTACGGCGCATTGAACCAGTTCTAGGTAACGCTCTTTCAGCAGCGGCTATTGATGTGCGTTGCGCGTTGTGCGCAATGATTACTTTGTTATCCATTGAGGGCTTCCTTGCGCGCCAAAATATGATCACGCAAAGTAGCGCCTTCAACTACAACATCAAGAAGATCCAAATTTAATTGCCATGCGGCTTTCAATTCTTCAACATCAGATTGAGTTTCAACTAAACTAAAAACTGCAAATGCGCTTGCTTTTTCTTCTTCTGTGTACTCACGCTTTGCGGCTGGCGCTTTGGCTTGCGGTGCATCAGTTGTTTTTGTTTGACGGTTGCGTACTTCTTCAGAAGAAGCAATGCCTTTCTTTGTATCAACCGCAAGAGCGGCAACCATTGCTCTACCCCATGCCGCTGTTTCTGCGTTCTGTAATTCAGAGTCACGGGTAAAGTTGGTTGGCCCTGGAATTGGCTCATAGGCATAGCCCACGCCAGGCAGTTGATCATCAGGTGAACGGTATGCCGCGGCGCTGTACACCATAAATGTTTTAAATGTTGTTTCCGTAATTCTTACTTCAAGAACATACGGATCTTTCCACGGCTGTAATGAACCCGTTGGATACTTCTCGCGAAACTCAACAATGCGTGTTGCCACATCAATGTAATCTAATGGGCCTTTGTAATTAGCCATTACGCAACCGCCTTTCTTGCGCAAATTTCAGAACAGTAACTTTCTCTTGTAATTGTTGTGCCAACAGTTTTTGCGTAAGTAGTCATGCCGTGATAAAAATCGGCTGTGTTGTTGCACATGTCGCAAACAAAAATCATCTTGATCTGACCTGTAATTTCTAGCCCTGTTTCTGCATCTATCAACTTTGTAGCCATTTTCTTGCCTTTCTGTTTGGGGCTAACCAGCCCGTGTAGGGAGGATTGAACACTACGGATCTGACAAATACAAGCACCCCGTAATTTATCGGCGCGGCGTGGCATAATAAGAAGCCAGGAGGAAACATGGCTTATTCACAAGTTTCAATACGGTTGGGCGGGCTGGTTGTTGAGTTGGGTACAGAAGCCCAGTACCCTGACATGGTTAGCGACTTAACAGGCCGTTGCCTATTTACTTTTAATGAGGCTATGGATAAAGCCACGGCACAAGGCATTGATGTTTCTGACATGCGGTTGATAACTTCTGAGTATTCGGATAATGATGATGATGACTGATGGTGATTGCACCAAAGAGCCACGGTCATCATTAGATGATGCCGTGGACTTTGGAGAAAGTTACCCTAAACTTCCCATACGCGTTTAATTTCTTTCCAGATTTTTTCATGGTGTTCTTCGCAAAGCACCATTTGACCCCAACTTAAAGGCCAAAATTTTGCTTCATATTTAATAAACAACCAACCTGTTTTGCCACAAACTGTACCGTCACGGTATCCATCTGCATCTGCTATTTCAGCATGACAAGTAATTTGTTCTTCATTCATTTTTTTGCCTTCCTGCTTTCCTCAATTTGAGGTTGCAAAATAATTATACTCTTTGGTGTTTTTGCGTTTGTAATTTTTATTTTATGTTATGCGTAAAAATTTTGTGACACGCCGATAAAATAAAAATGTCAGTTGCGATTTGACAGCCAAAATCAAGGTTTCTAATCTAGCCAAACTTTGTAAGCGGCTGTTACGCGCCCCTTTACAGGGTCAATAAAGTGCAATCGCTGTGACGGTGTGGCGCTTGCCGCCAACATGACACCCGCGTAACGATTATCTGACTCAGTAGAACCAGTTTGATAAACAGATCCTAAACCATTAGCCATAGCCCATTCAGCATGCGTGTGGTAATGCCCAATGTAAACATCACGGAACTCCCACGGATAAGAACCTGAACGCCAACGGTTAGCATGTTGAACTATTGCGCCAGGAGAAGCAAAACCATTGCGGCCTACTTCATCACCGTGGATTAACAATGCTCTGTAAGCGCCAATCTCAATGCGCTGAATATCTTCAGGGCAATCTTGCCACACCAACCGCTTTTCTCCGTTAAGAAGTTGATGAGCAAGTTCATAACACATTCGGTCAAAGTTATCTGAACGCGGAACATTGTCGCGCTTAGATCCAATACGCCCATGGTTTCCCCATTCAGGTACTACCGTAACTTTTTCATAGTTGGCTAATGCAAATCTAACAACATCAACGCATAAGCGGCTAACATTTACATATTGTTCAAATAATGTACTGTCAATTTCAAAGGCTTGTGACGGAAAATTAAACAAACCTTCAACCATGTCACCGCCAAAAGCAATAACAACTTCTTTTACAGGGTGATCTGCCCGCTGAACATCTGTAATGCGTACTGCTTTTTCCGCAAATTCTAAAACGCGTTTGCGCATTACTTCAGAATTGTAACTGGCTGTTTTCTTAGCGCCTTGCCAGTCGGTCATGTGCCATAGGGCCACTTCACCTTTTGCTTTACGCTTATCAATTTCAACAATTGGCACTGGATCAATTTTGCCAAATGTAAGCATTGCGTCATAAGCCGCTTGCCGTGTAGCAAATACCAAATCTTCATTGCGTTCTTTTGATTGCTTTAATTGTTTTTGCAAACGCAACATTGCCTGGCGTAATTCTTTAACATCAGATGACTCAACGCCTTCAGGCATTTCTTCAAAAGTTTTTTTAAGGCTCATTGGTAAACACAATCTGTTTGCCGTGGTGTATGTAGCCTTCTTTATCTATCCATGAGTCCTCATGTTGGGGGTTAGCCACAATGCGTACCGATTTAGCGGCATCAAACATTATCGCCACTATTTCAGGTTCAATATCCTCAATGGCTAAAAGCGCACCCCACATGCGGCCTATTGCTGTGAAGTTATTACGGGCGCTTCCGTATTCATTTTGACGGTCATCAAGAACTTCTTTTACTCTTTTGGACATCTGCAAGTACCGTTTTGATGCGCTCTAATTGTGTCAGAACTGGCTTTGAGTCCATTAGATCGTAACGCTTGAACAATTAAATTTACAGGATAATGTTTTGCCCATGCGTTATCTAACGCTTTGCGGTCATCTTCATTTAATGAGTCATACAATGTTTGATAAGCGCAACCTGCTAAATGACGGCGTGACTCTCTTTTGCTAATTATTTCTTTAAAAGTATCATCTAATCCCATATTAAGCCTCCTGGTTAAAGCGTACCCCAAAGAAGAAAGCCCCGCCGTAGCGGGGCAATCTTTTACTTTGTTTTCTTTTTACTTGCTTTGGCTAACTTATCAATCTCAATTGTTACCGCATCAGCAATAAGCCCAAACGCGGGATCAGCCTTATCAATGCCACGGATAGCAGGGCCAGCAATAGCGGCTACTGCACCAATGATTGCGGCTT